TTGGGGCGATGGAGACACTACTACAGCTACTACAGATTCAACACCAACACATACATACGCAACAAACACAGGATCACCTTTTGATGTTACAGTAACAGCATTTAACAATTCAGGTTCGGGTACAGGTTCAACAGCAAGTAAAACTAGAGAAGATTATATCACAATTTACACAGCAGACCCTGTAGTAAGTTTTGCTATATATTCTGCTTCAAGTGGCGGATCACCAATAAACTATTGGGACGATGGTGCTACAGTTTATCTAGACAATAATACAACAAACATCGGTGGAGCAACTGTACAATATACAATTGATTGGGGCGATGGCTCTAGTGATGATGTTATAACTGATGATACAGCAGACGGTGGATCACAAGGTGGCAGACTAGCACATACATTTACAGCATCAACAGAACAAGAACAACAAAGAACAGTTACAGTTACACTAGACAGTCACTCAACAGCATTGCCAAGTGCAGTTCCAACTAACAGTACAGACGCAGTAGAAATATATGATACACATACACCAACTGTGTCGTTAGATGATAACTCAGGGGTTAACGAAGAAGGAACTTCAGGACACGTTGTTACGTTTACAAATAATACAGAAAGTACAATTGGTAGTTATTCAACATACGGAATACAATATCAATATCAATGGGGAGATGGAACATCTTCAACAACAGTAAACACAGGTAGTGGAAGTAGTGGAGATACTGGCGGAACAATTAATCATACATTTGGATTAAGTTCAAGTGACCAAGCAAATGGAACAGCAAGAGATTATACAGGTAATATCAGAGTTATCTCAAATCACACAAGTTCACCTTTTGTAAGTTCAGACTTTACAGTTCATGTTGAACCAGATGTTAGAGCAAACATATCAGGAACAGCAGTTACAACATCAGACAGAAGCGGTGACAACATTTATGATTTATATGACGGAGTAGATTACAACAGTGTTAACCGTGCTATAGCAAGAGTAACAAATACTTCACAGAATGCAGATAGCTATACATATGATTGGGCAGATACTAGTTCAAACGATTCAGTTACTGAAGATGGAAGTTCAGCAGGATCAATAGGTGCTACTCTAGATCATGACTTTAGTGGAGAATCAATAGGTAATTATAACCTAACATTTACGGCCGCAGGTACACCAGACATTACAGCACAAACAGATGTTGACACAGGAATAACATTCCAACTAAACGCAGTACCAAGTGCTCCTACTAGCTTATCAGGATTTAGTTTAAGTCTAGCAGATAGTTATCAAGGTACCAGTCCTCGACTGACAGCAGGCTTTACAGATAATTCAGATGCTAACGAATTATCAGCAGGTGACAGTTTAACGTCATCTACAGTAAGAAGATATACATCAGGTACTATTGACACTAATGTAGTTAATAATGCGTACAACGGGCTTACAGGCACGTTAACAGCAAAAGTAAATGGTATTGATAAAGGTAATAAAACATTTACAACCGCAACAGGTGAGAACGGAACATTTACAAGTCTGGTAGTATCAGGACAGCTTGATGCTAATGACAGTATATCAAGTTCAACTTATCCAACAGGATTCTTCCAAACATTTGATGCTAAAATTACACAAGCATTATCAAGTTATACAGTAGGTGCCAATGACGAAAGATTGGAACATTCAACTACAGGTAATACAAACTATGTTAATGTAGTTTATGATGACGTTACAGCAACACCAACAATTACATCATCAGGAACATTAGTAGAAGGTACTGGTGGTACTAAACGTTATATCTCAGGTATACCATATTACAATTCAGGATCACCAACAATTACATTACAAGGTGTAACAGTAAGTGACCTAACAGGACAAGCATATACAGATCAATCAAACATTGTAGAAGTTGACAACGGAACTAACCAGGAATCAACATCATCATCAGGTACTACTAATAAAGACTTTAGCTATGCTAATATTGATGGTGCGTCAACGATGTTAACAAGCGGTATCCCAAATGTAGATGTAGGCGTAGCTAGCGATTATACATTAGGTGATTTATCAGTTAACATTACTTCAAGTTCAGTGAGAACAATTGATAGAGTTAAAGTCAGAGCAAGAAACTGTAATGGTGTAGGTAGTTATGTAGAAAATACAACAAACATACAGGTACACAAATCAGCACAGTCAGGAATATCAGAAATATTAATACCAGTAAGTGATAGTTTAGGTGCTGGCTTTGATGATGACGGCGTAAGAATATTTGACTTTAGTGGAGATACTACAGACACACCAAGTTACACAGGGTCAACAAACTTTTACACAAGCTCGCCATATACTGAAGCAAGTGATCCAGGTGTTGAAGGAACAAAAGAAGCAACTATACGTTTAGGTGTATTGGAACATAATGTTGTTGATTACTCAACAGGATACTTACCAGTAGGCCCAGACAGAAGCGGAGACACAGGAACACAATACTTTACGTTTGCATTCAGAAGAACAACAATGGCTAACTTTGATTTAAACATTACATCATCAGGGGTAGCAGGTGTTTGGATAGCGGCTCCAGGAACTGGAATTGATTCAGCTTCAGGATTAAATGGCTGGGTACGTGCAGATACTACATATGGTGGTTCAGGTGTACCTGGATCAAACACAGGTGCTGGGGGTAACGGCTCAGATGGCTGTGCGTTTACTTCAGGCGATAGAATAGCAACAGGAACAAGTTTATCAGGTGGTTATACAATGACACTGGGTAGTGAGAACGGAACAAATGCTACAGGCAATGTTGTACTAGTCCGTATAGCACTAACATCAGGGCAAAGTGTAACAGCATTATCAGTGGGGGTAGCTAGCTAATGGCAATTCAAGATACCCAGAAAATTGATTACCTTTGGAAGAAGCTAGGTTACGGTGCTACTAAAACTGATACTAACGCTAGCAAAAAAGCACCTAACGAAGCTATAGCATCACCACTGATACTGCGTGGCGATAAAGTATGGCAACAAGCAGGTGATATTCCATCAGTTATGCCAAGCTCGTCATCAGGAGTAGTCACAGTATATCCTACATCAGCACCAGACGAAACAACACTTGACGGTACAGCTACAGCGAATAGATCTTGGAAAACAGGACTAACAGATTGGATACCACCAGAGCTAGGATCCACATATCAAGCAAAAGTGTACATACATACTTCAGGTGATGCCGCAGGTGCAACAGGTGGAGATCAAGTGTTTGCTACAGGTTCGGGCAATGATGACGAATGGTTCTTTGATTACCAATCAGGTGTCTTACATTTTATTGGTGATAACTTACCTGATGGTATTAGCTTTACAGGTAAGTCAGTTTACATATCAGGTGCTAGGTATACTGGTACATTTGGTGTTGGAGCAGTTGCTGGTGAAGACGCCACTATAGGTAATTTAACTGTTTCAGATACCACAGTAACATCTACAACACCAGGAGATGATATAACATTAGATGCTGAAACAGGAACACTTATAATAGCTGGAACAGATGGATTTATAATACCAGTAGGAACAACGGGCGAAAGACCCGGTTCACCTACTACTGGACAACTACGCCTTAACTCATCCACTGGCGATTTAGAATTTTATGACGGTGCAAATTGGGAAGGTGCCAATGATAACTCGTCAGCAATCACTAGTGAAAAGTTTGACGGAGATAGTACAACAACTGCATTTACTCTCTCAAACTCTGCAACAACTGAAACAGTTTTTGTAAGTTTAAATGGTGTAATACAATTACCTACAACAGCTTACACAGTGTCAGGAACAACACTTACTTTTACAGAAGCTCCTGGATCTAATGATAAAATTGAAGTTAGACAAGTAGCACAATCACAAACAGTGTCGGCATTAACTAACAGTGGGGGCACTGCATACGTTGAAACAAACAGTGATGCAACAGTTGATATTGTAGGAACAGAAGTAAATTTAACAGGCATTATTAAACAACCACAGGCAACTAAGGCCGCAGACGCCACAGGAACAACAGGGCAAATTGCTTGGGATTCAGATTATATTTACATTTGTACTGCTACAAATACTTGGAAAAGAGTTGCATTAACTGGCGGATATTAATAAGTTATAATATACCTACATTATAACTCCAATCTGTATTACAGACGCCATAAACACTGATTCCTAAAAAATTCCTAGAAAAATACCAAGATAACAAATTTAATCATTTGCGGTAAATACATGCAAAGAAAGAGTATTCGCTCTTCTTTTACTTCGAAGTAGAAGATGTATGTCTTCTGAAAACGGAGCACATACACAACATGAGCCCAAAAAGCTCATAACACATTTTATAGGAATATACAAAATGGCAGTTACAAGAATACACACTAACCAAATGGCAGATAGTATTGTTACTAACGACAAAATTGTAGACGCAACGATTCAGGGCGGTAAGCTAGCAACAAACTTTACTTACGGTTCGAACTTAACAGTGTCTGGTAATTTAACAGTTAATGGTACAACTACTACTGTTGATACGGTTAATACAACAATTGATGATCCAATTTTATTATTGGGTGCCAACCAAACTGGTTCAGGCGCAGTTGATTTAGGTGTTTTAGGTGAACGTGGCGATGACACTAACGTGTTTATCGGTTATGACGAGTCAGACGACGAGTTTGTTGCGGCACTTACATCATCAGCAGATTCATCAACAACAGTTACAATTACTGACTATGCAAACATGCACGTTGGTGGCATAGAAGCTGACGACAATGCAACAATTGGCGGAACAGCAACAGTAACAGGTAATATTACAGGTGGTAACTTACTAACAGGTGGTGATGTTGAAGCAGTAAACGTTGACGCTTCAGGAACAGCTACAGTAGGTACACTAACAGACGGTACAGCTACATTAACAAGTGGAGCACTTTCAGGTGCAACAACTATTGCGGCAAGTTCAACAATTACAGCAACAGGTAATATCCAAGGTGGCAACATAATCACCACAGGAAAAGTTGATGCAGATATAGTTACCGCTGATGATTACGTAGACTCTGACAATGGTTATACTGTAGCCGGAGTTCAAGTTATTAACAGTAGTAGGAACCTTCTTAACGCCGGCACTGGATCATTTACTGGCCAAGTTGAAGCTGGTTCATTTACAACAGCTGGTGCATTAAACGCAGACGGTGCAACTACTTTAGGTGACTTAACAATTGATGCTTCGAGTACAGTTGACATGGGTGCTAATAAAGTAACAAATTTAGCTACTCCAACTGCAACAGGTGATGCAACAACTAAAGGTTATGTTGATGGTTTACTATCTTCAGGTTTCACAGTTAGTGATTCAGAAGATACACCAAACACTTCAACAATATCACAAGGCGATACTTTAACATTCGCTGGTGTTGATAACGAAACAACAATGATTGTTGGTACAGATTCATTAACAGTAGGTCTAGTAGATAGTCCAACAGTTACAGGTACAATAACAGCAGGTACACTAACAGATGGTACAGCAACAATTACATCTGGTGCTATTGCTTCAGTTACAACAATTGGTGCTTCAGGTCAAATTACTGGTGGTACACTAACTGATGGTACAGCTTCATTGAACTCAGGTGCATTAACAGGCGTTACAAATGCAACTGCTTCAGGTACAGTAACAGGTGGTACACTAACTGATGGCGCATTTAGCGTTACTTCAGGTGCAGTTACAGGTGCAACAACTATTGCGGCAAGTTCAACTATCACAGCAACAGGTAATATTACTGGTGGTAACGTACTTACATCAGCATTAGTTCAAGGTGCTACAGTTACAGCTACAGGTGCAGTTAACGGTGCTACAGTTACAGCTACAGGTGCAGTTACAGGTGGTTCACTTACTACAGCTGGTACACTTAACGCTGACGGCGCAACTACTTTAGGTGACCTAACAATTGATGGTACAAGTACTATTGATATGGGTGCTAACAGAGTTACTAATGTTGCTACTCCAACAGCATCAGGTGATGCAACAACTAAAGGTTATGTTGATGGTTTACTATCATCTGGTTTTACAATAACAGATGGTTCAACTACACAAACAATCGCTCAAGGCGATACTTTAACATTTGCGGGTACAGCTAATGAAGTTAATGTTGCAGTTTCAGCAACAGATACATTAACAATTGGTTTACCAGATGACGTTGTTATTGGAAATGATTTAACAGTTACAGGTGACTTGGTTGTTCAAGGTACTACAACAACAGTTAACTCAACTACAACACAACTTGTTGATCCAATTCTACAATTAGGTAGAGGAGCAGACAATGCGGCACTTACATCAAACGATGGTAAAGACCGTGGTATTTCAATGTACTACTACAACACTGAAGAAAGAGTTGCTTACATGGGTTGGGATGATCCAACAGATGAATTTAGATTCATACCAGACGCAACTATTACAACAGAAGCAGTTACCGGTGCATTAGGTACAGCTAACGTAGGTAAAGTACGTGTTGACAATATTGACATTGACGCAAACTTAATTACTGCTACTTCTGGAGATTTAGATCTTTCAGCGGCAGGTACAGGTAAAGTTACACTACCAACAGGCAACGAACTAGTTATTGATGACATGGCAGATACTGCTATTTTATTCTCTAACAGTGGTGAAGTTACTGATAATGCAACTGACTTATCGTTTGACGGTACAGACTTAGATGCTAAAAACATTACTACTCCAGGTTACGTGACTGCTACAGGTACAGTAACAGGTTCTACATTAACTGACGGTACAGCAACAATTACATCTGGTGCTATTGCTTCAGTTACAACAATTGGTGCTTCAGGTGCAGTTACAGCTGGTTCATTTACAACAGCTGGTGCGTTGAATGCAGACGGTGCTACAACATTAGGTGATCTAACAATTGACGGTTCAAGTACTGTTGATATGGGTGCTAATAGAGTAACAAACGTAGCTACTCCAACAGCAACTACAGATGCAACTACAAAATCATATGTTGATACAGCAGTTACTAACGCAAGTACGTTTACAATTACAGACGGTGTTACATCAGATACAGTTACAATTGGTACTGATACATTAACATTTGCTGATACTGCAAACGAAACAACAGTTACAGTTTCTGATAACACAGTTACAGTAGCATTACCAGATGACGTAACAATTGGCGATGCACTAACAGTTACAGGTGCGGCAACAGTTGGTACTACTCTTGGTGTAACAGGTGCTACAACAGTAGCGGCAATTACAGCAAGTGGTCTAGCAAGTTTAGACGGTGGTATTGATGTTGACGGTGCATTTACTGTTGCAGATACAACAGGTAATATTGCTACAACAGGTAAATTAGATGTTACTGGTGCGGCTACAGTTGGTTCTTTAACTGACGGTACAGCAACAATTTCATCAGGTGCTGTTTCAGGTGTTACTACACTTGCAATGACATCAGCACTAACAGGTGCTACTAACATTACTGGTTCAGGTACAATTACTGGTGGTACATTAACAGATGGTACAGCAAGTATTAATTCTGGTGCAGTTACAGGTGTTACTACACTTGCTACATCAGGTGAAGCTACACTGGCATCAGCTACAGTATCAGACTTAACAGCAGGTAGAGTTGTATACGCAGGCACTGACGGTGCTTTAGTAGACGAAGCGGCATTTGCATATAACGCAAGTACTGACACACTATCAGCAGTTAACGTTACATCAACAGGTACTAACACAGTTGGTACACTAACTGATGGTACAGCTACATTAACAGGCGGTGCTTTAACAGGCGTAACTACAGCTACAGTTGATAACATTACTATTAACGGTGATGATATTACTACAAGTGGTGCGGCTCTAACACTTAACGATGCTGGCGGCGACATGGACTTACGTGTTGAATCTGCTAACAACGAAAATATGTTAGTAGTTGACGCTGGTCTTGATCAAGTTATGATTGGTACAGCTACATCAACAACAGGTGCAACATTGAAAGTTAGTGCAACTGACTCAATGATGGTACCAGTTGGTACAACAGCTCAACGTCCAGTTACAGGTGTTGCAGGTATGATGCGTTATAACTCAACAACTGATCAGTACGAAGCTTATGATGTTTCAGAATCACAGTTTAAAGGCTTAGGTGTTCCAGCGTTTACTGTTATTGCTTCTGAAAACTTTGATGGTGATGATACAACAACAGCGTTTACATTAAGCGATAGTCAAACTACTGCTTCATGTATTGTAAGTATTAACGGTGTGGTTCAATTACCAACAACAGCTTACTCAGTGTCAGGTACTACATTGACATTTACAGAAGCTCCAGCAACTAGTGATAAGATTGAAGTACGTAAAATTACTACTACAACTACTATTACTGGTTTATCCAACGGTGATTCAAGTATCACTATGGAAACTGGTGCATCATCAGTAGATATTAAAGGTGATGTTATTCCTGAAACTGACGCAACTTACGACTTAGGTAGTTCATCAAAAGGTTGGGCAACAATCTATGGTGAAGCTACATCAGCACAATACGCTGACTTGGCAGAGAAATATGAAGCTGACGCTGAATATGCTCCAGGTACAGTTGTAATGTTTGGTGGTGACAAGGAAGTTGCTGAATGTGCAGACGATCATTCAACTAAAGTAGCAGGCGTTGTTTCAACAGCACCAGCTTACAGAATGAATGATGGTTTAGAAGCAGAACATACAGCTATGGTAGCATTACAAGGTCGTGTACCATGTAAAGTTACTGGTCCTGTTGCTAAAGGCGACATGATGGTATCAGCAGGTAATGGTATGGCTAGAGCAGAAGCTAACCCAACATACGGTGCAGTAATTGGTAAAGCACTTGAAAATTGGGAAGGTGGAGAAGGCGTTATTGAAGTAGTAGTTAAATAACAACTAGCTCACAAACCAAAGAAATATAGACTAAGCCCTGGCAACAGGGCTTTTTCTTGACCTTAAAATCTAATAACTTTTCAATAATGATAAATAATATACAAATAAAGAGGACTTTTAAATCATGGCAAAACAAACAGTTAACATTGGCGTATCAGCCAACGATAATACCGGCGATCCGTTACGCACGGCCTTTGATAAGTTAAATGATAACTTTGATGAAGTATATGCGGCAGGACCAGTTGGTACAAACATAACAGTATCAAGTAATACTATTGCATCAACAAATACTAACGGTAACATTGACTTAAATCCAGCAGGTACTGGTAAAGTTTTAATTAATGGACCAATGGATGCAAATGGTGTTGTAACATTAAATTCATCAGCAACAATTACAGGTAACATTAAACCAACAGCTAATGTTACATATAATATTGGTAGCGATACCGAAGCCTATGATGAGATTCACGGTAACGTATTACACGTTGGTAGCTTAATACTACGTGAAGTAGACACACAATTAGAAATTTTCCGTACAGATGATTCAACAAACGCTATTTTATCAGGTAATTCAACAACAGCAGGTTCTGTATTAAATAACGGTAATACAGTTGTTGCATTAACTCAAGATGGTCCAATTACTTTCTTTGCTGGCACATATGCATCTGGCACACCAAACACAGTTATTAACAGCGGAAACATTACAACTCCGGCAGTTGTAGCAACTGGCAACGTAACAGGCGGCAATATTGTTACTGCTGGTAAAATTACAGACGGTGCACTAATATCAGATTCAGGAACAGTTACAGGTGTAGTAGCACTTACAGCAAGTGGTGCAGTTACAGGTGGCTCACTAACTGATGGAACAGCAACACTAACAAGTGGAGCATTATCGAGTGCTACAACAGTTACAGCAAGTGGTGCAGTTACAGGTGGATCATTAACAGACGGCACAGCAACATTAACAAGTGGTGCAATAACAGGTGCAACAGATATAACAGCAAGTGGTACAGTTACTGGCGCAACACTAGCAGGAACATTATCAACTGCGGCACAAACAAACATAACATCAGTAGGTACACTATCAGCATTGACTGTAACAGGTAACGTTGATACAGCGGCAGTAGAATTTGGATCAACAGGTATTCAAGAAAGAGCTACATATGAAATGTTCCATTATCTAACTGCAGACGGTAGTGCTATTTCAGCAACTCCAACAGACGCTTTTGGTGTCTCACCAAACTTAGATGCTGGAAAGTTTTACGAATTCTTTATACAATTAAGATTTAGTAACAGTTCAACAGGTAATCCAGTGTTTGAATTTAATGATGTATCAGGTGACTTACACGAATTTGACTGTCAGCTTACAACTGGTATTGCTGGTGGCGCTGTTGGTGCTGATACTAAAGTCTTTGATAATGCAGGCGACACTTTAGTTAGTTCAACATTGAATGCCGCAGATACATATGTTGCTACATACTTTGGCTCATGTAGACCAAACTCAGGTGGTAGATTAGATATTCAAATAAGTGTAGATGCAGGAACAGTTACTCCTTTAGCAGGCAGTAGCTTTAGATTTACAGAAAGAACAGCGGCATCCTTTGGAGATGTAGCTTAATTAAAAAGGGGTTAGTATGGCATTAACCAGGCCTAGAGCCCATCAGTTATCCGGCGTAAGTGCTAAATCAGCCGTTCGGATACTTAGCAGTTCAAACGTAACTCTCAGCGGTGGCACTCCAGCTACCGTTGATGGAGTTAGTCTTACTATTGACGATCGTATATTAGTCACAGGTCAAACATCAGCTTCAGAAAACGGATTATATAGATGTACAGTTGTAGGATCAGGCTCTAATGGTACCTGGATACGTAGTCGTGACGGTAGTCATCAAGGAACTATTGTAGCTGGTATGACCTGTATGGTTACAGAAGGTTCAACATATGCTGACACCCTTTGGAAATTAACCACTGACGGTGTAATAACAATTGATTCAACAGCATTAACATTTGAACAGCATTCATCCATTGATAGCAGTTCAGTGGATGCTCTAGCAGACGTTACACTTACATCAACAGCAACAAACGATTTATTACAGTATAATGGCTCACAATGGGTCAATAGTTCGTCAATAGATATATCTGGTGATATTACCGTGTCGGGTGATTTGGATATAGATGATGCTGATTCAGTGTTTTTACACGGTGACACAGGTTTTGTTAATAAAAGATATGTATTATACGGAACAACTACAGACGACTCAGTTACTGAAATATTTGTAGGTGGAACAACAGATTCAAGAGTTTCTATTAGCACTGACACAACAATGTTTTATACAGTAGATATTGTAGCTAGAAGAACAGATGCCACAGGCGAATCAGCAGGTTGGCAGTTAAAAGGTGTAGCAGATAATTTTTCAGGAACAACAGCAGACGTGGGCACAGTTTACGAAGTTGCTGTTGCTCGTGATGACATTGACTGGACTGTTGATGCTTTAGCAGGTGATACTGAAGATGCAGTTGTTGTTACTTGTCAAGGAGCCACAGGCAAGACAATTAAATGGATGGCAGTGGTAAAAACAATGGAGATTACTAACTAATGGCTTGGTTCACATCATATTCGAGACGTTCACGAGGATTCAGATTTGATAACGTTTTTAAAACATTTGCATTAGGCGGAACAACTGTTGCTGATGCTTCTAGTACAACTCACTTTGATGGTGTGGATAATCAGGATTTAGGTTTAATTACCGACAGGAGTACTAGTGAAGAAGACTTAGGACTAGTAACAGATACACCAGCTACAGCAACATATAATTTAGGTGTTTTTGCTACAGCAATTACAGCTAGCCAACTAAGCATTCCAGCATACACAGTTAGTACAGTGCCAACTGCTACTAGTGCAGTAGCACAAATTATATATGTTAGTGACGAAACTAACGGGGCTACTTTAGCGTTTAGTGATGGAACTAATTGGCGACGAGTTCAAGATCTTGCAATAATCAGTTAGTGATAAATACTAATATAATAAAGGAATTCAAACGTGGCAAAACAAGTACAATTTAGAAGAGGAACAACAGCACAGAATAACTCGTTTACTGGTGCAGTAGGAGAACTTACTGTAGACACTGATCGCGATGTGGTTCGTATACACGATGGTTCCACAGCTGGCGGCTTTGAAATTCCAGGATACACTGTATATGCTGATGTGTTAAATGGTCAAAGTGATGGCACAGGCAATATTGGTAATTCTACTGTAGGATTTAATACAGTTCATGCTAAATCAACATCAGCACAATACGCTGACGTTGCTGAGCGTTACACCACTGACAAAACTTATGAACCAGGTACTGTCGTTGTTATTGGCGGCGATAGTGAAGCAACTGAATGTACAAAATCAAACGATCATGCAGTACTAGGTATTATTTCAACAGACCCTGCTGTTAAAATGAACCAATCAATTGACGGACAAGACATTGCTCTATTAGGTCGTGTTCCATGTAAAGTTGTTGGTCAAGTCAACAGAGGTGATCTATTAGTAACAAGTGCAACACCAGGACATGCAGAAGCACGCAACGGTGAATATGTTCCTGGATCAATTATTGGTAAAGCACTTGAAGCAAAGAACACGGACGACGCAGGAACTGTCGAAGTAGCGGTAGGCAGACTCTAACATGCAAGAAATTTACCGTAAAGATTATGACGGTGAATATGTTGTCCTTAATACCATTATCAAAGACGGCAATCGCCAAACTGAAAAAGAGTGGATTGATAATCCAATCAAAAATCAACACATATCAGGTAGAGCCGCTATTATGGCTAGTGGTGAAAGTCGATTAGCATATGATGTTACAAGATTAGAAAAGCACAGAGGCGGACTACTAGGTCGTCAAAAACTTCAAACATACGGCACAGGCCAACTGCATAATGAAATGCAGTTAGATTTCTTTATTACTTTCGACGACACAAAGTTACAAGAGTGTATTGACAGCGGATACACACAGCGTTGTACAGTATACACATCAGCAAAAAACTGCATAAAATATCCTGGGGAATTCTTTTTAATGCCGCAATCAATGCGTGGCAGAACTGCATTAGTAGCAACTTGGCTAGCATGTTTTGACGGACATAAAGAAATATTTTTATTAGGATTTGATAATCAGATGAGCCCAAATTATAATAATAATGTTTATGTTTCTCAAGATGATCCAGATAAACATCGTACTATAGAAGATCATAAGATGAGACAACAAATGCACAAGCTAATGACAACTTACCCAGGTGTTGATTTTTATCACGTTAGCAATGATATGCCAGTTCCTAGTACTTGGAGAGATTGTCCAAACTTTAGTAGAATGTCTTACCAAGAGTGGGTAAGCTACTGTGATGTTCAGTAATTAAATAGTTAGTTCTATTGTTTTAATTTTTTCTTTTATTTCATCAACATTAATTGTGGCAAAGAACCCAGGATGTAACGGTTTGGGTATTTCACCTGAGTTTACCCAAGCATACCCTAAATGTTCATGATTCAATGTTGGTACAAATTCTTTAGAAAGTACTCCAAAGAATGTATGATAAACAAACTTATTGTCTGCTGATGTGAAATGTTCTATAGGAATAAGTTTAATAACATCAGGATATTTGCCTAGTTCTTCTTCGCACTCACGTTGCATTGCATCTAATAGACTTTCGCCAAGTTCAACCTTGCCGCCAGGCAGTCCCCAACTTCCTGGATGCTTTGGATCATTTCTTAAAAGATAAAGATATCTGTTAGTTGCTTGGCTATACAACCAAACACCAACAGCATTTATAGGACTAGACTCCATTCGCCACCTTCGTATAAACCTTGATAACTTTTAGTCCAAGTAGTTCCGTCCCATTTAAACTGAACACTTGTTGTTAGGTTAGTTACATATTGCGTAGTAGAAGTTGCACTAGCATCAGTTGATACTGTCCAATTAGAACCATCATATTCAATGATATCATTTTTTGAAGCAACTAGACTACCCCAAGCATCTGAGGCATCTGTGTTATCACTATCACCTATTGCATTTAGTAATAGATAACGTTGACCACTTGCCGCGACCGCCAACCCATCACCTGGGCCACTAGTCAGTGGATCAATAACTGCGGTTACTGCTGTTAAGGTGTTTGTAGGAATAGTATCTTCATCAACCGTAAATAGCAAGTAATGATCATCTGCTGGATGATATGCTACAGTACCAACAACTTCTGCTGTCGTTCCTGGAATAGTTAATCTAATTTGAGTAATACCTGCACGCAATTCTCCGTACACATCTACTAGACTTTTCCAAAAAATACTACTTGGTTGTCCTTGTGCAGGATCCAGTGTTCCTTCGTTTGATTCAACTTGATTATGTTCTAATAATTGTAGTTGATTACCTATTAGCACAGTTTGATATCCAAACGGTGTAATCTTTTGTCTTGTGCCTAACAGTAAGTCATCATTGACTAGTGCTTCTTTAGCATCACCGTTAGCATCAAATACTGATGCAATAATCTTATGCACAGCACCCATTTTAGTAACTCTTGCTGGAGGACTAATCCATATAGGTAAGCTAAATGTTAATGTACTGATGTCAATATTTGTGTCTTGCCCCATTGGAATTGATCTTGATGACCAGTTAGTATTGTTTAATTCTACAACACTCAATGAAGTCCAGTCAACATAGTTATCAGTTGATTGTATTTCTAAACTTGGATTAAACAGAGTCAATACTTGTTCTAATATCTGTAATTTCATTGTAGTGTTTGTAGTCCATATATCTAAATTAAGTGTTAAGTTATATGGTACTGGCATTAGTCTTTCTACTGTAAACGCATTGCCTTGTGTCTGTTCGTATGTCTGTGTTTCATCGTCCCAGGTACGTTGCCTAAATACTTTTTTATCTACAAAGTTAGGTTCTTGCATTCTATCTCTAGCATAGTCTAAACTAGTGATATGAAATGTCATCAATGGTGAGTTAGGTATTTTGTTAGCTGAATTATCTGCCATAATAACTGAAGCCTGTTTCGAACTATCACCGTAACGAATAGGCACTCTAGTATATGTTGGCTGACCGCTATCATTTCTGCCATACTCAACTTGAAAGTTTGAAAAAATTCTTGTGAACTGTAATAAGAAGCGTCTTATTTGTTCATCATAAAAGAAACTTTGTAAAGCCATTAGTTATCCTTTGTAGGCTTGAGCAAGTCACTAAGTGATTGACGACTTGAAATATTGCCTCTGTCTGTTGTTGTAATTGTTTCAGAATTATTAACAAATCCACTGCGTTGTGTTTTATTATCACTACCTGGAGTAAGATCTGTTCTCACGCCATCTTCTACTTTAACCCAACGAGCTCCGTCATAACGGAATAATCTATTTGGAAAGTAATCTAATCTTAGTGCATAATCACCTTCTGCTGGACTGCCTGGAAAAGAAACTCCGCTAGTCACAGGTTTACCATTTGGAGGTATGTTATTGCCTGTTAAGTAACCTACTAGGTAACCATCTGCTTGTGCTGACACACCTGGTGTTTCTGTACTATCGCCATCAGCAACATCTTCATGATTGATTGGTTCATCGTTTTTAGTAGGAACAACATAGAATCCTGCATTGTCGTAACCACTTGATGGAACTTCAACTTCAGCTTGTTGTAATATTTGATCATTAATTTCTAAATTCTTTTTCTTTTGACTTACAAAGTCTTCAATGGTACCAGCTGATGGATTATCCTCATCCATTGGCTTGTTAAGTATATCATTGTATTCTTGACTTGCTGTAAGAGGTGTTAGTTTAACACGCCATAAGTGTGGTAACCATGTTTGTGAGAAACCTTCTGATGCAAAACTTGCATCTTGCACTACATAATATCTTGGTAATGCCTTAGGACCCGAATCGTCTAACGGATGATAATCTTTTAAATTAGGAAACTCAATAACATCACCAGCCATAAGTTTACGACCTAGTGTATCGATCATATCATTATAATGGAATGTTACAAATACTGTGTCGCCATTTAAGAATAATCCAAACTGTGTTAGATCAAAGTCAATATCTTGTGCATTATAGACACCACGCATGATGTATATGCTATCATCATATTCACGATCTCTATTTTCTAAGAATAAAACATCTTCAATGAACAAGGGATTTGATTCATCATAGACAGGTCTAGTTGCATCACCAGTATCTCTGTCTGCAGAATCTCCTACTGTTTTTGGTCCTAGATATTTGTGAACGTACATATCCATACCACCAACAGTATACATTTCTCGGATAGTGTTATCTAAGAACTTGTAATCGTTTGTTTTATTTGGTCTGTATAAACTTAGTCTTGGCATTTCTATTTCCTATTTTGTATTATTTATCGTCTTTGTCTGCATTGACAATATATCCAAAAGAATATATAATAGCTTTACTTTTATAAAATTTTCTATATAGTTAGCAAATGGATAAAATACATTCATCAGTTGATTGGCAAGCACTAAGAAACCATTTAGAGCAAAAAATCAGCCATTTAGACTATAAAATTCAAAAAGACTTATATATAATGTTTAAAAATACAGATATATTAGTAAATGAATTAAGTATACAAGAAGTTGAATGTCGTAGACTGCATAAGCCTACAAGAAAATTTTTAACTAAGTTAGAAGAAACAAATACAATGATAGCAGATATAAACAAGATGATAACCATGGGAGCATTACTTTGAAATTTAAAGAACTTAAAGTAGGAATTGAAGATCGTAAAGCTAAAGGCGATGAACCAAAATTTACTACTCAGCCAAAGCCTGAAGAACGTCGACTAAAAATGATGTGGGCATACAACTGGTATGGATATGTCTGCGATAAGAAACAAGCTAAAAAATGGATAGTAGAATGGCTTACAGAAAATGACAAAGAACAAAGTAAAAAGTTTAATGCTATTAAAGACAGTTGGACACCAACAACTATAGGTTGGTTAATTAGAATGCAACAAACAGGCTTAGAGCTAACTGCTGAAGAAATAGAATATATCAGTGTAAAAGCAAAAGAAGCTATACATAATAATGCAAAGAGTTTAGCTAAAGACGATGCTGAACAAGAACTAAAACCTAAAGCAAATAAACCTAACATACAAGAAATTATGATAGAGCGAGCACATTTAGCCGCAGGTGACATTGATGGACTATGGGACGAATACTTATCGGGCGATATTAAATCAAATGAAAAGCCAATGGTACAACAGTTTTTAGCTGAAAGAAACATACTTGCTCAGCATGTTAATATTATTAAAGATGAATGGACAAAACAAAAAAGAGAACTTGAGGACTCTGTCGCTGGCGTAGACGCTGATTTAAGCGAAGGATATAGTTGCTATACTAAGACCCAGCAAAAGAACATGATCAAGTACTGTGCGGCGATTATAGCAGAATTAGACGCATATCATCAAAGCAAGAAGGCCAAAGTAGGTATTAGAAAGAAAAAACCAGTACCACCAGAGAAGCAGGTAAGAAAATTAAAACTGCTAAGAAAGTTTGAAGAGTTTAAATTAGAAACTGTAGAACCTACTAAAATTCTTAAGTCAAGTGAGATGTGGGTTTACAACATTAAAAATCGTAAACTACAATACTATGTTGCTGATGACTATGCTAAAACTTTTACAGTTAAAGGTACAAGTATTTTAGGATTTGATACTAACAAGTCAGCACAAAAGACACTACGTAAGCCACAAGAAGTTCTCAAAGAACTTAGAATGTCGGGCAAGCCAGATAGTCGTAAACTGTTCGACAAACTAAAAACAACAGCCACAGCAGTTAATGGGCGATTCAACGAAAACTTAATTATCATTAAAGCAACTTAATCAATACTCTGCCGAGTTGATAAATACTATTAACGGAGAAACTTAAATGGCAGATTTAACAACACTAAAAGATGAACTATTCAACTATGTTGACAAACGCCTAGGTGGCGGAATTGTTGACGTTGAACTAGATCCAGATCATTACGAAGTAGCGTACGACAAAGCATTATCAACTTATAGACAAAGAGCACAGAATGCTTACGAAGAAAGTTATAATGTAGTTGAACTACAAGAAAATCAAAATACTTACACACTTCCAACAGAAGTTAGTTCTGTTAGACAAGTATTTAGACGTACAATGGGTGACAGTACTGGCCCATATAGTTCAAGTTTTGATCCTTTTTCATCAGCAACTTTAAACGTTTATCTATTAAACTATTCACAAGCAGGTGGCCTAGCAACATATGATATGTACACTCAGTATGTAGAAATGGCGGCAAGAATGTTTGGCGGTTACATGAACTATACATTTAACCCTGTGACTAAAGTATTAAGTTTAGTCCGTGATCCTAAATCATCAGGCGAACAAATACTGTTATGGACATACAATCAGAAACCTGAGATAGTATTACTACAAGACAATGCAATGAAGCAATGGCTAAGAGATTATACATTTGCGGCAAGTAAAATGATTATTGGTGAAGCAAGAGAGAAGTTTGCCTCTATCGCAGGTCCACAAGGTGGTACAGCACTTAATGGTGCATCACTTAAAGCTGAATCACAAGCCGAAATGGACAGACTGATTGACGAGTTAGCAACATACACTGATCACAGTCAACCACTTACTTGGATAATTGGTTAATGAAAATTTCAGAAATTATAACTGAAGGTGCTGTTTTTGCTCGCTCGGGCAAAGGTGGAGCCGGTGGGTCAGCTAAAGTTAAGATGAAATGGCGATGCGACAGTGGACCAAGAGCAGGTCGTATTGTAGCAAAACCTGCAGACTGTGGCGGTGCTATTGATGTTGCTAAACGAGCAAAAATGAAAAAGACTCGTGCTAGAACTAAAGTTAGAGCGGCACGCAGAGCCAAAAAGACAAAAAGATTAAATGTAGCAAGTCGTATTATGCAGTCGTTAAATAAGTTTCATCGTAGAGACTTACAAAAACGTGCTAATCAAAAAAGACGTAAACCAACAGAAAAAATCAAAAAACGTGCAACACGCCCAACAAGAGCAACACGTCCAAGTAGAAAGCCAAAAAAATTCAAATAGGTTGACCATTTAATTTGATAATGCTATAATACGCATTATGGACTTAATGATTGACATAGAAACACTCGCAACTGGACCTGATGCTATGGTTATGACAATAGCGGCACAGGTATTTGATCCTTTATCTACAGGATGGCCTGACCGCCACTTCTATGCTAGAGTTACTCCAGAAAGTCAGCCTAATCGTAAAACAGATGATACTACTATTGAATGGTGGGCCCAACAAGGACCTGAAGCACAGCGAGAAGTGTTTGAAGAAGTAGGAAGAAGAGATTTACACGACTGTTTAGACGAACTTGGTAAACTGATATGGCAAAGTGATCGTATATGGGCAAATGGCATTTGTTTTGATATGAACATACTAGAACATGCTTTCAAAGAACATGGTATTCCTTTACCTTGGAAGTTTTGGAGTGTACGTGATGCTAGAACTGTTTATGCTCTTTGGCCAGATTTGCCTCAACCCAAGTCTGCTAGCCATCATGCACTAGATGACTGTAAACGACAAATTAAAATGTTACAAGATTGTGTTAAACACCTAGGGATAAACAAACTAAAATGATAATAGCACTTAGCGGAGTAGCAGGAAACGGCAAAGATACTGTAGCAGACTATCTTGTAAATAATTATGGATTTAGAAGAGAAAGTTTTGCTGGGAATCTCAAAGATGGCATAAGTGCTGTGTTTGGTTGGGATAGAGAAATGTTAGAAGGACGCTCAAAGTCAAGCAGAGAGTGGAGAGAACAAGTAGATGAATGGTGGGCAAAACGTTTAGATATGCCCAAGCTTACTCCTCGTTGGATCTTACAGTATGTTGGCACTGATGTTATCAGAAGTAATTTTCACGATGATATGTGGATAGCTAGCTTAGAAAATAAACTTAGAAAAACAGATGATAACATTGTTATTTCAGATGTTAGATTTAAAAATGAAGTAGCTATGTTAAGAAACTTAGGTGCGGTCTGTGTAGAAGTTACTAGATTTGAAAAACCAGACTGGTATCAAATTGCTATGGCTGGCGGCAGTTTAGAAGACTCAGGTATACATCGAAGTGAGTATGATTGGATTGGTACTAAGTTTAATCATACATTAGATAATAATGGTTCTATGGATGAGTTGTATGAACAAATAGAATCTTTACTATCTGACTATATTATACATCAGGACTGATATCACCCGGCTTCCAAGAAGAATCCTGCTTCTGAAGAATAGCACTGCAATTCAAACAAACTGATCTTAAATTAATTAATTCTGTGTTATTTAAATTTCCATCTATATGATATACCTGTATTTGACTACCATGCTTTGCTCTAAATTTACAAATATCACACGTAGACTTTTTAACATATCCTTTTAAACGCCATCTTGGTGTAGGTGGTTTTACTTTGCGGTTCTTATTAATGCAAACTGCACACCGACTACGGTAATGTGTTTTACCGTCTTTTTTATAGTTGATAGCGGCCGGAAATTGATTACAGGCCTTGCATATAGGGCGTTTCATAGCAGTATTTAGTAGAAAACCTTTGCAAAGGCTCACATAACAGGGTGATTTAGGTCTAATCGTATAAATATTCGTAACAGTTATATACTGAATTATAAACGAGGAAAATATTATGGCATTAGTATCCCCAGGCGTAGAAGTAAGTGTAGTTGACGAAAGTCAATACTTACCAGCCGCAACAAATTCAGTTCCTTATTTGCTTATTGCAACAGCACAAAATAAAGTAAGTGGTACAGGAACAGGAGTAGCGACAGCAACAACTGCCGCAAACGCAAACAACATACAACTAGTGACTAGTCAACGAGAACTAGCATCACTATACGGTAGTCCATTCTTTTATTCAAGTACTAACGGTACTCCATTAAATGGCTACGAACTTAATGAATACGGATTATTAGCCGCTCACTCAGTGTTAGGTGTTTCTAACAGAGCATACGTTCAACGTGTTGACGTTGACTTAGCGGCACTATCAGCAAGACTAACTAGACCAGTTGGTGACGCAGATGATAATTCATACTGGTTAGACACTGCAGAAACTAAATGGGGTTTATTTGAATTTAGTGCAACGACTGGTAAATTTACAAATAAAGTACCAGTAGCAATTACATCAACAGACGACTTAACTGGTGGTGTTCCAAAAGCATCAGTTGGCGCAATTGGTGATTATGCAGTGGTTACAACTAACACAGCAAATCCAGTTTACTATAAAAATAGTGCAGGTGCGTGGGTATTAGTTGGATCAGACGATTGGCAAAATGCTTGGTACTCAGTACAAAGCGGAACAACTAATCCAGTACTAACAGCAGGACATACTATTATTATTAATGGTATAACTGTTACTGCTTCAGGTACAACTGTTACTTCGTTAGCAAGTGATATTAACACTTTATCAATTGCTGGTATTACTGCGGCCGCTGTTGAAGGCAAGCTAGAAATTTATGCAGACTCAGATGTGACTCCAGAAGGATCAGCAGGTGATGGTGCATGGGATATTATAGCAGGCACAGGTACACTACTAACAGATTTAAGTATTACAGCTGGTACAAAATATGCTCCAGAATTTACACAGGCTAAGCATACAAGTTTACCACGTTGGAAATCAACTGACACAACTGCACGTCCAACAGGCTCTTTATGGCAAAAAACTACTTCAGTTAACAATGGTGCTAACATTGTTGTTAAACAGTATGATGAAGCTACAGATGCTTGGACTACAATCACAGTTCCATTATACGCTGATGATGCCACAGCAAATAAAGAACTTGATCCAGCAGGCGGCGGTAGAAATGTTACAGCAGGTGTAGTATACGGATATCTAGATTGGTCTGAAAACTATACAGCTACATTAAAATTACATGTTCGTTCACAAACAGGCGAAACAACAGTAACATCAACAACAGCTAATCCAACAATTACAACAGGTTCAGAATTTACTATCTCAGCTAGTGCGAAAGGTTCGTCAACAATGACAACAGCAGTTACAGCTACAGTTAGTGGTACAACAATTCAAGACTATGCTTCAGCATTTAATACTGCTGGTGTAGCTAACACTGTTGCTTCAGTAACTGATGGATTCTTAACAATTAAGCATACACAAGGTGGTGCTATTGAAATTAAAGATACAACAAATACAGCTACATTAGAAGCGTTTGGTATTTCAGCGTTAGCTGATTTAGGTGCTAACACAAGAGTTAAAGCAGACGGTTCAACAGTTATATTTTCAAACTGGAACTCATTAACATATGAAGCTAAAGCAACTGAACCTACACAGGATCCAGCTAACTTAACATACTGGTATCATTCAGCAGTTGACGAAGTTGACATGCTAGTACATGATGGTTCTAACTGGAAAGGTTACCTAACAGTAACAAATGATGTTAGAGGATTCAATCTTTCTAACACAAATGCTAAAGGTATTCAAGTATCAGCAAGTGCACCAACAACACAGAACGATACTGCTAAAACAGCATTAGCATATGGTGACTTATGGTTAGACTCAAGTGACTTAGAAAACTATCCAATAGTTAAACGTTGGGAAAGTGTTGACGGAACTGATCAATGGGTAACTATTGATAACGCAGATCAAACAACAGAAAACGGTATTTTATTTGCAGACGCTCGTTGGTCAACAGCAGATGTTGATCCAGTAAGTGGAGATATAGCAACTATTACAGCACTAGCATCAAGCAACTATCTAGATGCAGATGCACCGAGTGCGGCACTATATCCAGCAGGTACATTATTGTTTAACACACGACGTTCAGGTTACACAGTTAAACAATATAAAACAGATTACTTTAATGCAACTGACTTTCCAGATGCTAGCTTACCAACAAACAAAGATGCGTGGGTAACTGTGTCAGGTAATAAAGCAGATGGTTCACCTTACATGGGTAGAAAAGCACAACGTCAAGTTGTGGTAGCGGCTATGAAAGCAGGCATTGATACAAACACAGCAATACGTGAAGAACAAAGAGAGTTTAACTTATTAGCGGCTCCAGGTTATCCAGAGTTAATTCAAAATATGGTAGCACTTAACAATGACAGAAACAACACTGGTTTTGTTATTGGTGATACACCATTTAGATTATCAGATAACTCAACAGCGTTACAAAACTGGGCAAGCGATGCAGGTGGTGAAGGTACAGACGGTGAAGATGGACTAGTAACAAATGATCCATATGCGTCAGTATTTTATCCGTCAGCTAGAGCAAATGACTTAACAGGCACAGCAGTAGTTGTTCCAGCATCACATGCGATATTAAGAACAATTATTAGAAACGACGAGCAAGGTTATCCATGGTTAGCTCCAGCAGGTAACAGACGTGGTTTAATTGACAATGTTACAGCATTAGGTTATGTTACAGCAACTGGTGAGTTTGAACAAGTTGCAAACAGAGAATCAGTACGTGACACTCTATATGAAAACAATGTTAACCCACTAACTTTTGTTCCAGGTAGCGGCTTAACTAACTACGGTAACAAAACTGTTGCAGGTGCTACATCAGCACTAGACAGAATTAACGTAGCTAGATTAGTTGCATACTTACGTGGTAAATTAGAAGCAACTGGTAAAGCATTTATGTTTGAACCAAATGATACAATTACACGTAACGAAGTTAAGAATGCAGTAGAACAGTTATTAAACGATATTACTGCTAAACGTGGTATTTACGATTACCTAGTTGTTTGTGATGAAACAAACAACACTCCAGCAAGAATTGATAGAAATGAACTTTATATTGATATTGCTATTGAACCAACTAAAGCAGTTGAGTTCATTTACATTCCAGTAAGAATTAAAAACACTGGAGAAATTGAAGCAGGTAATTTATAAAAGTATAAGTAATTATATACGCAGATAATGGTTCTTCGGAGCCATTTTTTGTGACTGCAGAGTGATAAATACTTGCATAACAAGAAGGAGATATACAAATGGCGGTTTCATCATTAACAAAAATGACTGTACCTTTAGCGAGCGATCAGAGTGCATCAACGCAAGGCTTATTGATGCCAAAACTCAAGTACCGCTTTAGAGCAGTATTTGAAAACTTAGGTGTTTCAACACCAAGAACAGAATTAACAAAACAAGTAATGGACTTTACTAGACCATCAGTTTCGTTTGAAGATATTACAATTGATCTTTATAACTCAAAAATGAGAATGGCAGGTAAACATACATGGGACGACGTAACAGTAAACTTCCGTGATGATGCAGGCGGCAACGTTGCAAAATTAATGGGCGAACAGTTACAGAAACAATTTGACTTTATGGAACAATCATCTGCTTCAGCAGGTATTGACTATAAATTTATTACACGTTGCGAAGTATTAGACGGTGGTAACGGTGCTAATGAACCAGTTGTTTTAGAAACATGGGAACTATATGGTTGTTACTTGACTTCAGTTAACTATAACGACTTAACATATACAGATTCAGCTCCAGCAACTGTAACAGCATCGATTAGATTTGATAATGCTATACAAACACCAATTGGTGACGGTGTAGGCACAGAAGTTGGTAGAGCACTAGGCACAGTAGTAACAGGTTAATAGACTATGGCAGGCTTCTTCGACAATGTTTTGAAGGGGTTCTTGGGTGGTGATTATCTAAAAGACTACAGGCACGCCAGCAAAACTTTTACATCTGCTGGATATGCCCTTGCACCTAGGTTAAAATACCTTTTCCATGTGTATTTCAATGTTAATACAACTGAGATACCTGGACTAACGAAACTCTTCGGCGCAAGAGATAGTTCGCGTGTCAGTGTGTTGACTAAATCTATTCAACTACCAAACTATACGTTTGATATTGAAACGATGAATCAATACAATAGAAAGCGTAACATCCAAACTAAAATTAACTACGAACCAGTACAAGTTGACTTCCATGATGATTCAAGTGATATTGTAAGATCATTATGGTTTGCATACTACAACTATTTCTATAAAGATCCTGCTCAAGCCTACGGCGGAAATCAATCAACACAATCAACTAATCTATTATCAGGTACAGGCATTGGTGACTTTGTTAACGGTATACTTCCAATAAATACCGACGATATATTTGGTGGTATTCAAGGACCAGCAAGTCGCGGTAACCAAGCAGATCAAAATGCTAGAGATATATATGCTCCAGATAAAATAGGTAACGATTGGGGATATATAGGCGAAGGTGTTGGTGGAGCAATTGACAAGCCTCAGTTCTTTAGAGATATTACAATATATGGATTTAATCAACATAGCTTTGTTTCTTACACATTAGTTAATCCAATTATTACAGACTTTAGACACGACACTTATGATTATTCAGCAGGTGGCGATTCGATGTCAAACTCAATGACTATCAAATTTGAATCAGTAAAATATGGTAGTGGTGCTATTGGAAAAAGTCAAGTACCAGGATTCAATAGTTCAGAACACTATGATACAGTGCCAAGTTCACTAAGCCGTCCAGGGACCACTAACTCCTTCTTTGGTCAGGGCGGAATATTAGATGCTGGTGTAGGTGCATTTGAAGATTTATCACAAGGTAATTTATTGGGTGCAGTAATTAAAGGTGGTTCTGCTGTTTATAATTACAGTAAGATAGATGATCCAAATGATACATTTAAAGAAGAGATTAATGCTGAAGCTTCAAAAGAAATTAGAAAAGTAACAGGCAATCCAGCAACATC